GACAAGCGTTGCCGAGAGCGTGTAACGATCGATCTGCGCCGCCGAAACGGTCACATCGTCAGTAAGCGGCCGAACGTGCTTCGCGTCGAGCGCCTTTGCAACCGAGAACACAGCGTCCACCGGAGCCGGCGACCCGGCAGCACCGAGCAGATAAACGAGAACCTTGCCAGCACCGCCGTTGACGATGCGTATATCATGCGCCTGCGGCCAAGCTTTCAGGGAGGCGGCGAGATAGCCATCTTCTGACCCCGCAGCCGGCGCATCGAAACTTGCCAAATAGCGGCGCAACAATGCGTCGTCGTCTTCGCGAAAGACGATGTTGCCGCGCTCGTCCAGGGTGACAATGCGCACAACGTTCGCACGGGAAACCGCGTTGTCCAGATCGGCACCCTTGGCAAAGGCCGGCAGCACCGACCGGATGCCGTCATTCACCCGGGAACGCATCAGCACCTCGCGATAGGCGTGCACTTCCTGATCGATCTTAATGGGATCGGTTTCTAGGTCGCCAACGTCGTAATCGAAGCCGGCTTGTTGCGCCCGCTTATCGAAGTCCGCCATGCGGGCCGCAAGGATCGTTTCAAAATCGAGCTTTTCGATTGCATCGGGTTCCGGCAGGCGCGAAACGTCGATAATATCAGGCGTGTGAATAGCCATGGTCAGGCCCCGCTATAGATGACGCGGATGCTTGCGCTCTCCGAAATGGAGTAGTCGCCGCGATGGCCGCGTGGGTAATAGGTTCCGAAGATTTCGAGGGTGATCGAGCCGTCCGCTTCCGCTCGCGTGACCCTGCCCGCCGACATGCGATAGCGAGGCTCCCATTCGAGAATTGCGCGCGCTGCTGCCGAGTAGACGGCCAGAACATTGCGACGGGTCATCTTCGCGTCGATCAGGTCCGGCAAGTCACTGCCGAAGTTTCGACGCATGACCCGCGACCGTTTCGGGGTGGTCAGTATCTTGCGCACGGACTGCTCGACGTGGCCCCAATTGCTAAGAGGCTTGCCGGTTGCCACGTTTAGTCCTGCCGAATCCGGCATGGTCGGCACCTCTTTTCTTTTGACAAAGAAGACAGTCTCGCCAATCGGCCTGCGGCCGGTTCAAGAGACATATGCTAAAGCTGTGATAGAATGACACTCTCACAGGGAGAGACACATGGTTGCATTCTTCATTCCGCTAGCCGAGAACACCGAACAAGTGTCAGGCATCAATATAGTCAATCCCAAATATATGAGCGTGGGTGACTACAAGACAACTCTCGCCTTTCCCAATCGAGGGTAGATACGATGTGGTCAGTGATGTGCTCTTTGGACCGTCGGTGATGCGGCTGAGATGTAATATCATAATTATCTTGGCTGAAGACGTAAGGTGTGGAAATGACCGCAAGAACAAGCCTAACATTTAGCATAGTATTCTTTCTTTGCGGAATATTTTATTTCTCAGAAGATTATTTCGTCCAATACATCGGAGTTATACTTGATAGGTGGATATTTTTTATCCTTCTGATTCCGTTTTTTTGCGCATTTATTTTTGGTGTCGTCAGCCCGATGATTACTCTTTCAGTAAGAAATAGCAGAAGCGATAAAGCAGATATCGAGTATTGCAGGACGAACCCGATAATTTGGTTCCTAGTTTGGCGCGAGATCAGAGAGGAAATCGCCCGTGGTTAGTCTTGGGAGAATGTCACCGAATTCTGCCGCCGGCGGACCCCGCATAAGGGCGCTATCCTGGCATCACGACGGTCACGCCAATCGCTGCGAAGTTGGCTGGCCGCTTCCCGCCTACTACGGGACAGGCGAGGAACCCGTCATCGCAATTTTCGATGCGGGGAGCCTCTATTTGATCTGTACGCCAACGCGCGGCGTTGCAACCGAAGGGCCGGTAATGGCAGGAAAAGATTTCCGACCAACCGCGTGGACGTTCGATCCCTAATCACTTGCGTACACGCGGGACGAACCTTCGACGATGGGCAAAAGTCCCTTTGACGAGCCGGCCCCTACTTGCACCGCCCCGAATTGCGCTGATAAGAGTGAAATGCTCTCATTCAAGCCGGGAGATCAGACTTGGCGAGGATAGAAGCTGGGGCTCCGAAATGAGCATAAGGGTTGCTCCCGCCCTCGCAACACCAAACGCAGCCGACAGCTACACCAACTTTGATCCGTTTCCCGATGTCAATTTACGCGTTCACCAAACAAAAACTCCTCACTCATGGCGTTCACAGCTCCGCGAATGGTCGAGTAATTTTGAACGACAAACACCTTTTTCTCTTGTTCGTGAAACTTGAGCGGGCGCGAAGACTGGCCGACTTTTGCGCGGTCCATTCCAGCGTTGACGAAATCGCATCCTATACCAAGAAGATTGGAAAGGTCCATCTTCTTATGTTTGCGTTTCTGTATATACGATTTACCGAAATGACGCCTCGCGTCATTCATCGTAGCGAACAGCTCGATAACGGCGATGTGCGATATACAAAGGACTATGCGCGCGCCGTCTCTCAACAGCAGATCGCAATCGGCGAGTGGGCAACGGCGATGTATGCCAAATACGCACGACACTTTTTCAGAGCCATCTATTCCAATGGCGAAATGTAAAAGCCGAACTTAGTCGGTGGCGAAGACGCTGGACGAGCCTTCGACAATAGGCCAAAGGCCCTTTGACGAGCCGGTCCCGACATCGACCCTATCACCGATGCGGGCGACTTTCTTGCCGCCCTCGCCGCCAAGCTGCACATTCGGCGATTGAACAATAACGGTTGCGCCTGTCACCTTGACCAGATCGGCCGAGGCTTCCACGACGGTATCGCCGATTTTGATATGCAGCGGCATATCCTTATTCTCGCGAGCGTTGGCATCGCTGTATGTGGAGAAATCTATTTGCGCATCCGCCATGTCTCCGCTTTCGGATACGACATCGACCTGCTCGCCCTTCTGATAAAGCACGTCCACCTTGACGCCACCCGCCGCAAGCGTCCGCGCCTTGATCCACGGCGAAAGGTAGGGTTTGCCGTTCTGATCGGACAGCTTGACCCGATACTTGCTCTTGTCGTCGCTGACTTCAGCAATCGTCCCTTTCCTACGGCGATTGCGGTTGCGGCGCTCAAGCTCGGCAATTCGGTGCATCATGTCCGAAAGCTGTTCAACGAGACTCGTCATCGCGTCACCTCAAATGCAGGCGTCATCAACATGGCATCCGCTTCGCTATAGATCATGCCAAATCGGCGCATAGCGGCTTGCAGCTCGTCCGCATCGCCCGAAACCTGCGCGCGCATAAGGGCGATGTTTTTCGCCATGTCCGGCGCGCTGGGAACTAGATCAGCCTCACACTTAGCGAAGAAGCGCGCCAAGGGGGAAGCAGGGGCGAGAGGCGTACCGCGAATGGGATCGGCGATCACTTCAGCGGTCAGCTTCATTCTATGAGCAGCGAGCCGCGTTCCGTTCGCATCGGCGCTAATGCGATCCCGCTCCGCAGAAACGAGGCGAAGACTGAGGGACCGGAATAGCTCCGACCATTCGTTATCGGGGTCCGCAAGAACGTCGCTAATCTGCCGCATCGTGATATCAAGCTGAAACTCGAAATTCGCGTCCGTCGCAGGTAGCCCCTCGTAAATGACGCTTTCATCCGTCTCCGGGTCTGTCGCTACGTGCGGCGAGGCTATGCCGGCCTCAAAGATGATATCGACATTCCCATTCTTATTGAACGCACGCAGGTCCAGCCCATCGGTCGCCTTGGATGCCCCGACATAAACCGAAATAAACGGCTTCTCTTTGGGCGTCCGCAACGCTCCGTCCGCGCCGATATCAAGCGTGCCAATCTCGCTATCGAGCACATTTTCGCCGACCATCGTTCGCCCTTTCAGGGCTTGGACGGCGGCGATGCGGATTGCAATGCAGGCAAGAGACATGCGTCACACTCACTTTTCCCGAAGAACGGCGACAATCAGGTTGCTATAGCGGTCGCTAATGGCGCTAATTTCCCAAACGGGTTCGCCGCTGCGATCTATCGCGCGAACGGCATCTCCGGGTTGAAGTCTTGGGCCGTCGTAGGAGCTGCGGTCTAGGAAAAGCTCCGCCTCCCCCGCCGCAAGCCGGCTGCGAAACGCTCCGGTCTGCCCAACGCCTATCGGTTTAGAATCGTCGCCACCCTCGCAGAGAGCTTCGCAGCGAACGATGATTTGCGGGCGCTCCGGGTCCGACTTTCCTCCCTTCATGAAGGAAAGCCGCACCCGCTCGCCAAAAGCGCCGCCAATCTTGCGATCAACGGCCGCTTCCAGTTTTCGCCAATCCACCATCTTACTGATGCAACAGCACGTCGCCGAAGGCGGACGGATTGGCGGCGATGCCGGCGGAATAGCCGATCTTGACTTTGCCGCCCGTGCTATCCGACGTGACAAGACCAGCGTCCCAATAGAGCGGCACCCCTTCGGCCCATGCCTGGGCTTCGACCTTGGGAAGCGCGAAGACGCCCTCACGGGCAAGGTTGACCTGCTCATCCTTCAACGCAGCATGTGCCGCAACGCCGAAGAGCTTGCCGATAAGCACGCCCTCGCCGGACTTCACATCGGCGGGCGCGGTCAATGGGAGTGTGTCGCCGGGCTGGATATAGTTTTTCATGGTGATCGTTCCTTGTGAACAACGAAGACGTGAGGCGGACCCGAAGGACCGCCCCTGTTTCGCGATGCTGGATTAGGCCGGCTTGCCGGGATTGTGGTAGCCAAAGCGGAAGTCGGTCGCGCCGCAGCCGAAGTCATGTTCTACCGACATGCTGAAACCCTGCCGGCCGAACGGCTCGTCCATGCGAACGCGCGGCGCTTCGTAACCATCGAGATAACCCCAGCGGTAATTGGAACCGGACGCGGGATCGGCAAAGAGGTCCCAACCCGGCCCCTCGATCTGCGAAGTCTCGACAAGCTCGAACTTGCCCGAGAAAATGTTGACCGTCGAAACCGTGGCCGGCGTGATGGAGGCCAGCAGCTTTTCCGCGTTCGTGAGCTGATCGGGACCGACAAGCATGATGCGCGCCGGGTTCGCCAACATCGGCCTATCATCGATAGTCTTCTGTTTGCTCATGGCCTTGCGGCCCTCGCCGACGCTATCGACGGAGATCGCCGAGGCGGTGCCAAGATTGCCGTGATCTGCATGGAAGACAGGCTTTCCATCGGCCAACTTGCCATTGTAGGCGTCGGCATAGAAGGTGACTTCCTCAAAGAGCGCGACCGAGGAACCGTAGCTCGTCAAAAGATCGGCGATGGCGCCGAGATCGTCATTAATGAGCATCGGACGGCTGATGTTGAGCGCGATGGCGTAGCTGAATACGCGCACCGATTCCTTGCCTTCGCCGAACGAGCCATATTTGATTTCGCCGTTCTCCAGCACCTTTTTCAGCATCGGGAAGTCGCCGACGCGAACGAGCGTATCCGGACGGAAGTCGCGGAAATTTTTCTTCCGGGCAAACTTGCGGAATGTCGGCTGCGCGAGGGCATAGCGCTGCTCAAGCGTACGGTTCACAGCACCTTCGAAGATCGCCGGGAAGTCGGACGTTGCATGCGAGGCGCGTGTGAAAATGTCGTCGATGTCGCGGGCGTTCAGCATGCGGCGACCACGGAAATTGACGCTATCGGCAGCGATGTCGATAAGCCCCTGCCCCGTGAATTGCCGGGCAGCAGCAGACGGACCGTCCTTTGGCATGGGAGCGCCAAGCCCGTAGGAAAGCGCTTCGATACGGGCCGAGCGGATCGTTTCACTTTGATCCTGTCCGACTTGCGCCCGTACATGGCTGTCAGTTTTGACGGACTGGTCCTTGTCGAACAGTTTTTCAAACAGCGCCGAGCGGAAAGCCTCGACCGACGTGCCAGCGCGGATATGCTCGCGACCGAAGTCAGCAACACCCGCGCGGACTGCGAGTTCGTCAATCGTCGCCGACCGCGTGCGCTCGGCAAGAATGCCTTGCTGCTCGGCGTCGGCATTATGATTGAGCGGCGGCGTAACCGGCGCGTTGCGCGCAGCGTTTTCGAGCGTGGTAATCTCGCTGCGGACCTGCTCGATTTCGGCAAGGATGCCGGCATGGTCCTGCTCGATAGCGCGGGCGGCCTCGCTCGACAGGCCGTCCACCAGTTCGCCCCGCTTTTTCTCGGCGCGGCTGGTCAGGTCGGTCAACTTACTGCGCAATGCCAGTATCGCCGGAGAGGCTTGGAGCATATGGCTCAAGCCGCCGCCCTGCAGAATGGTGTCGTGACCGATCAGCGCCGAGGCGTGAGAAGGATCGGCGGAAATGATGACGAAGGCGAGGCCGAAGCAAAGAATTGCGGCGACGGTCGCGAAAACATATGCAGCCTTTTTCATGGCATGCGGTTCCTTTTGAATAGTACCGGGCAAAACAGGCGCCGTCGCCCTGCGTCCCGGCGGAGCGCAGGCGGCGAATTCTGAAACAGAGAATTTGGATTAGGCCAGGCGAAGCGCGGCTTCGGCCATGCGCATGCGGGCCGCGCGGATCAGATGGCTTTCCGGCTCGCCGACAAGCAAGGGAAAGGTTGCTTCGCTTGCGCGAACCTGCGCGCCGGGATCGGCGGGCACCGTCACGAAAGAAACCTCGTTCGGCGTCCAGCGCTCTACGAAAATCTTTTCGACGTCGCCCTTCTTCTGCGCTTCCTCGATCCGGATTTTATCGATGGAGTAGCCAACCGACACATTCTTGATGATCTTGTCGGAGACCAGCCCAAACATGCGATCAGCGGCGGCATCAATGCCGGGCTTCGGAAACCGTATCGTGCACATGCCCTCGCCGCCTTCGACCCATGCGCGTTCCACCACGGCAACCTGCGAGAAGGTTGACCACCGGGAATGACTGTCGAGGACAGGAGCGCCCGCATTCATGCGAGAGAGATCGAGTGCCCTTTCGCTGACGATAAGAATTTCGTCAAAAGGCACGGCCGTATCCCATCCGGTGTAACGGAGCCGGCGGACAGCCGCCCCCGTTGTAAACGCCAGCGTCACCGTGCGCGCTTCGGCATCAATGGAGCTGTTAAGAGCCTCGCCGCGAAACTGCATCGGCAGGCTCGTGGGTGCCTTTCGGACTTCAAGCTTCGTCATCGTCTTGGCTCTCTTCTGTCTTTTCGGGCGGGTCGTCATCCCATCCCTGTTGCAACTGGCCCGCCTGAGATACCCGGCGTGCGTCCGTATCGAAGACAAGCCCAAGCTTGTCGGTTTTCTTTTGGAAGGCGGCGATTTCGGCAACCACCTCATCGGGGTCTTCGCCAGACTCCGCGATGACGGATGGATGCGACCGGAAGCCGGCGCGGACCTCTTTGATTTTCGCGTTTACGTCCTTCAAAGGGTCGGCAGAATAAAAGCGCGGCGGCGACCATTTGACAGGTACCTTCGGCGACTTGATCAAGCCGGCGAGATAAGCCGCCTCGCAAAACCAATCCCAAATGGGCTGCAACAGCATCGGAATAATGAACTTCCATTGCAGTTCGGAAATGATTTTCTTGAAGGCTTCAATACCGATCTTGCCGGACGAATAGTTTACCTTGTCCAGCCTGCCAGTCAGGATGAAATACGGCATCCGCCAGCCGGCCGCGATGGTATGCAGCATCGAGACCTTGTAAGGATCATACCCGCCGGTTGATGCCGGCTGCGAAAAGTCGAGACGCCGGCCACCTACCGCATTGTAGAATGTGCCCGGTTCGAACTTCTCGACACGCTCGCCACGGGCATTGTAAACGCCGGGCTGGATTGGCCTACCTGTTCCGTCATCCATCGGCGTACCGAGCATGTCGGCTTCCTCGCCGCCGCTCATCACGCCGACAAGGCATGATTCAAGGCGCTTTCGAACAAGCTCCGATTCCTCGTACTTCGCCAGATCGTGCATGTCGTCCATCGCCGGCACGCCCCATGGCGTACCGCGAACCTGCGTTCGCTGCTTTTCGAAGACGTGAGCGATTTCCGAAGCCGGCACCGGCTTGGACACAACAGACGACAGCGGGTCGAAGAAGCTGTTGCCGGGATGAGAGCCGAACATCCAATAGGCGCGCTTACGGCCGATGGCATCGAACTCGACACCCTGAATAACCTTGCCACTCCCGGCAAGAATACCTTCCTTCGTGGTGTCGATCAGGTCGGTTTCTATGACCTGCAATTGCAAGGGAACCGGCAAGCCATCCTCAAGCCGGCGACGACGACGGCGCACCAAACCATCGCCGGACTCGAACATGCCCCGCACGGCCAACGATTGCAGACCATAGAAATCTAGGTCGCCATCCGCATCGCAAACCTTGCTCCACTCGTCAAAAAGCTCGTTGACCCTTTTGTCCTTGGAGCGCGGCACAATGCCGTCGCCAATCGCGTGAGAGACGAGCTGCGCGACAGCGTTTGCCGCGTAGGGATTGTTGCGAACCAGATCGCGCATGCGGTCGCGAAGTGTGCGGCCGGCGCGGGATATTTCCGCGTCCGCCGATGTCGAGCGTGCACGCCTGCCGGATTTCAGGCGGCTGGTGTCGGCTGCGGCGTAGCTGCGCGACATGATGTCCATCGCGGCGCGGTGCTTGATACGCCGGAGACCAGTTTCCGGCGCAAAATAGCCAATGGTCCGGTCAATCAGATTGGCGACACTCATTAGTCGAGCGCCGCGCGAATGATCGGTGC